CCAAGTGCCGAACTTCCAAGCCATCTCCTTCGAGGAGAACGCCTTGCGGCCTGCGCTATAAACGCGAGCGCGTTCCCAAGGCTTGTCGTCGACGTTCGCGACGGCCGAGAGGCCGCGCGGCATTGCGTCGAGACGCGAAGCGACTTCGCGACGGATCGACTTCGAGATCTGCTCCTTGTCCTCTTCGCTCATCATGTCGGTCGATGGAGCAGCGGCAGCGATCGTCACGTCGAGCGTGTCTGGATCGACGGCCATGCCTTCGGCATCGGTAATCATGTAGCCTTCGAGGATGAGTTTCTTCTGCATTGCCACGCCGTCCGCGCCCTTGATGCGAGCGGCCTTTTCAAGCGCGTTCTTGAACTGATCGAGATTCATCGTCTTCATTGTCTGTACCTTTCGAATTCAAAGAGACAACTCTTCTCTTCCGAGCGAGGCCGCGTTTCAAGCGAAGTGCCGTGAGCGATGGCCGAACGGTCAGAGCCAGAGTCGACCGCGAGCGCGAGCAATTTCGCGCTCTACGGTTTCAGAGAGCATGATCGACCGCGCCGCCTTTGTAGATGAGTGCGCGGGAATCGAAATCGAAACGACGGTGCGCTTCGGAGACTCGATGCCGAACCATTTCCGCGCGGAAGCAGGCGAGCAGATTCCCTTCTTGACTGCCGTGATGAGTGCTTCTGGATTCGCTTGCAATGGCGCGAGCGAGACTTCGAGCAGTTTCCACCGCGAGTAGATCGTCTTCACATCCTCGCCGTATTTCTTCTTGTCGATGTCCGTCGCGCGGCGCACTCCTCCGGCCTCCGGCACATATCCGACCGAGACTGCGCGGACGATTCCTTGACCAACGAGAGCGGCGGCGACCTCTGGAAAGAAATCGCCTGAGTATCCGTCAGGCCGCTTCGCGAAGACGAAGTCGCCGACGATGTCGCGCTCTCGACGCTTGAGGCCGACCGTCGTTCCGACTGGCTCGGCGTAGTCGTGATTCCAGAAGAGCGTCGGATTCTGCTCGAACTCCTTCGAGTTCATTCCCGCAGGAATCAGAACCTCGCCGTCGCGATCGAGCGTCTCCGCCGTGATGACTGCCGTAAATCCCTTCGCTGTCGAAGTGAGTTCCGCGCCGAGTGCCTTCCGCTTCAGATCGTTCATCGCATGATCCTTTCGACTTGCTCATTTACTTCTTCGAATATCTCTACATTCTCCGAAATGACACGACGAAGATTCTGTTCTGCGGACTTATCGAGTTCGCTCTCTGCTTCTTGCATGATGTCCTCGAACTCATCATCGAGTTTCGGTTGCAACGAGCATCGGCAGTTCGGATGCAGAGGAGGCCCGTCGATCGCTTCATAATCGGCGACCATGACTCCTCCGTCCTTGCCGATGATCTCGGAGCCTTCACCGTAGAAAGATTCTTCGAGGCCGACTGCACTCTTTGAGAACGCATCGCTCGCGGCCTCGCAGAATTCGCAAGGATCAGGCGCGAGAAGCCACGTCTTCCCGCTGACTACGCCAGATGCCTTCCACGCTTCGACCTCGGCGCGTCGGCTCGCGCGTTGCGCTTCCGTTCGAGCGATCGTCAAAGCGCGTCGAGTCGTTGCGCGTTCCGCGTCTCCGTCCTTGATCGCCCAAGTCTTCACGCGCTCTGCGATCTCTGGAATCGTCTCGCCGTTCGCTACTCCGTCGCCGATGACTTTCGAGAACTTGACCGCCGTCCATCGGTTCGTCGAGTCTGCCGCGCGATTCGCGAGACGGATCGACTCGGTTCGAGCGTATGCCTTCAGATCCTCGCCGTGCTTGTCGAAGTTCACCGGCAAGGCTTTCATCTTCTCAAGAGTCGTCTTCCCGAGGATGATTCCTGCGGCGAGCGAGTCTTCGAGATACGGTCGAAGCGCGTCGACGATTTCCTTGCGCCACTTCTTTGATTCGAGGAGAGATTGCACTTCTGCGGCGAGTTCCGCTGTCGGTGCGTCCTGCTTTGCGATGCGTTCGAGGACGGCTTTCACTTGTCGATCGAAGATGCGACCAACACTCTTTCCGAGTTCATCCTCGCGCTTCGTGATCTTGTCGAACTCCTTCAGCGCGTCCTTGCCGAGATCCTTCGTGAGAACGTGCGGAGTCTCAATCTCGTCGGCCTCGATCATCTTCGTCCAGAGATCAGAGAGCGACTTCTTCGCATCGCACGATCCGCATCCGCAGGCGCACTTCTCACTTTTTGTATTTGTTTCGTCGAATTCAAAAAATGAATTTGGCAAGTTCAAGCCTAGCAATTTTTGGGCCGCTTCTTTTGTTGGAAAGAATCTGAAGCCACGATCTCCATCAATCGGCTTATCGTGACGAACTTCTCCGCTTGAAATGGAATCAGGGATTCCGTTAGGAAATGCGCGGCAAGTACGATCTGTGCGATGGATGCAATGGGCGCATCCGAGATATTGATTCATTTGACGACCTTGATCCGTTTCGGATCAAAAACGACGACTTGATTTCCACCTGAAGCGCGTAGGTTTCCCTTGTTTTCGACGATGATTGAATCGAATCCCGCATCAACAAGTTTTCTTGTGACGAATGCAGTAGCAAACGCTTGCGCGTTTGGAGGAGCAGGCTCTTGCTCGATCTTTTCAATCAATCTTCTCTTTGCGAAAAGAGCCGATGCGATTTGATCTCCCGCTCTCTCGCGAACTTTCTCCTCAAGTTTGCGATTGAATTCATCGAAGCCGAGTTTCTGCATTTCAGAAATCTCGCTATCTGGAATCTCTTGAACTACTTTCCAAGCCGTTTCCGATTCTTTCGGAACGAACGGATCGACTGTTTCTCGAATCAATCTCCTTCTTTCAACAGACCAATCTTGGCTCTTCTTCGCCAAAGTTTTTAAAGAAGAATCAAGTTCTTTCACAGCGTCATCGAGCCCTGCTGCTTTCAAAATGTTCTCTGGGCTTGATGCTCCTCCCTTTGCCGGATCTGCTTGATCTGTGTAGGTAATCCGCAGAGGATTTCTTACATCGACAACAGTCTTCAAAACTTCTGTCGCGCCTGATGATGAACCAAGTTCTTCGTAGAAGGATTGCGTCTGTTGATCCATTCCGAGATACACACCATCTCCCCAGACGCGACCAAAAGATATATTTGATCTTGGATCATCTGATGGAATGACCTTGAATCCTTGAGTACTGATGTCTCCCGCCGCGCTCTGCTTTGTTACATGAGAAGTGATTTCTTTCACTTCGCTTTTCTCAACGTATGAAGAAACTTCAGATTCACTAATTTGCGGAGGCAAAGATTCTGCGTTTCGAATCGCTTCGGAATTCAACTGCACTCGCTCGTAAGTTGATCGAGAAGAGGAAGTTGTTTCTTGACCATCTCCGCTTCCCTCTTCGCCTCCGCAAGTATTTCCTTCTTGGAATCCTCCTGCGCCCGTGCCGCAGTCTTTCTGCTCCATCTCTGCGGCTGAAATGGAGCCACACCGACAACCGCAGGCGCATTTCTTCTTCCGCTCCGAGTTGCGCTCGCGCTCTCGATCGAACTCCTCGATCTTGCGCTTCGCCCAAGCGAAGCCGTCGTCGCCGCCCCAACCGTACCACGCCTGCCATCCGCGACCCTGCTCATCCCAAGTCGAGCCTTGCTTGTCGACTTCGTGACGCTCGAAGTACGAGGCCATGCGGCGGATCGTGTCTTCAGAAAGTCGCACTCGATTCATCAAGTCGCGAGCGCGAGCGATTCCGACTGTGGTCATTCCGCGCTCGCTCTCCGGCTTGCGAGCGCGAACTTCGAGAGCGCGGCGAGCATTGTCGGCCACCGACTGCGGAGGCCGAGTGTCGATGTCGCCAATCGCCTTCGTCTCGATCTCATCGAGCGTCTTTCCTTCAGCGCACATCGAGTACGCGATCGCGACGGCCTGATCCTGCGGATACCCCTCCGCGATCAAAGTCGGAATCTTCTCCGATACGCAGTCCGAGAGCGCGTCCTTCTGCTCTGGCTGTGTCGGAAGCGTCGGAGGCTCCTCGATCTCGTTTGAGGCATCCAGAGGCCCCGTAAGGCCGTCTGGCGCACTAGAAGCCATTCCGAAAGGTGAGGCAGGCGCAGGGCCTCCGAGAGGCTGTCCGTTGACGAGAAGAGCGTCGGCCATCGGGTCTTCGACTGGCTCAAGTCCCTCGCGCATTCGCGCCTCGTTCGCCGTCATAATTCCGCCTGCGACCATCGAGCGAAGTTTCTCGAAGGCGAATTTTTCGTCCTCGGAAACTGGATTGTCATACGCGAGAAACGCATCCTCTTCGATATTGAAGAGCGGAAGAAGATTCTGATTCAGCGTCTCCTCATCCATGCGAAGCAGCGGCAAGATCGTCGTCTGCTTCCATGATGCGAAGCCTACGGTCGCGCTCGCGAGATTCGGATCGTTCGCCTTGAGCATCGAGACGGGAACGCCGAAGACCGCCGCGATCTCTTCGACGATCTGATCGCGGCCTGCCAAATCCTTCGTAGGGAAAGAGAGAGGCTTGAGGTCGATGTCTGCCGTCGTCGTGAGGAAGCGTCCGGTGCGCTTCGATCCGCGAAGTTTCTCGTCGATCGAGACTTCGAGCCGTTCGAGTTCGTCGTCGTGAGCAGGCGACTTCACGACGAGGAGATAGTCAGGCCGCGCTTTGTTCGCGAAGAATGCGACATCCATCTCATGGATAGCCTCGTTCGCCATGATCGCGCCCCAAGAGGCCTCGACCTTGCCGATCCCGTAGTACATTTCCGCCGGATTAGGTCGCTTGAAATGGATCACTTCATCAGGCGCATATGCGTTCTCGCGCTTCTGCTCTTCGGTCGCGCCGTAGCGATAGCCCTTGATGAAGTCTTCGCCTTGTTGTCCGGGGACGACTTCGACGAATTGCGAAGGCATCGTCCAGAGTTGCACCGGAACACCAAGACGCTCATCGATGACTGGATGGAGATACGCATTGCCCGTCAACTCGCCGTACAGAACGCGGAGAATGGTCGCGTCAAATCCGTTCTGATACGGATTCACCTTCGAGAGCAACTGAAGGATCGGATGCGCGTCGTCGACGACCTCGAAGTCGTCGCCGTACTCTGCGGCCTTCGTGAGCGCGTATCGACTCGGTCGCTGTTCGAGATCTCCGAAAAGATACGCCTTCGCGCGGCGCGAAGCCTTGCGAGTGTTCCAGAGTTTCGTCGACTGGCTCTTATTCCGAACGTACAAGCGAAGAGGCTGACTCGCGACAGCGACGGCATTCAGATTCGCCGCTGCGTAAATCCAAGATCGGTACGCGTTCACAGCCGCGCGATATTCAAACGGCGATCGCTTTGCAGGCTCGCCGCGAAGGATCGTCATCGAAGAATTGAAGAACTTCTCCGGAGTGAACGCCGCTTTGATTCGTGCGAGTAGATTCATCAGATGACTTTCACCATGAGAGGCCTTCGCGCTCGACGCGCAAGAACGGCAAGCGCGAGAGCGCAGACTCCGTCGTCGTGACCGACCGTTGCCTCGTATGAGACGTTTCTCCCTGAGTATCGGAAGCCAAACGATTCGAGTTCACTCCGAAGCCAACCATCGGGAAAGCGGATGTCCGCAGTCGAGATCGCGATCTGAAGGCCTTCCATGAGTTGCTGCTTGCTCTGGCTTGTGAACTTGAAGCCTGCGGTTCTGCGGCAAACTTTGCGAAGATCTTCGACGATCGGATCTCCGACTCCGGTCGAGTCGATCTGCGCCGGAGCATTTCCAATCATCTTCGCGAGTCGCTCGCGCGTGACGTTCCAAGGAGCCTGCCACCGTTCGAGCCGACAGACACGGCCCTCGGCATCAAGGCCGACAGCGACCGTCCAGTCCTGCGATTTCGCGAGGTCTACTCCCCAAGCCTCTGGAGTTGCTGCCGACATCGGAGCGATGCAAGCGCGGATCGCATCGAGGCCGAACGGATTGCCTCCGTCCTCTGCGGGAATGCCTTCAAGTTCCTGATCAGCGATCGCCTTCGGCAGACTCGCTCGCATCGCTTCGACTTCCGCAGGATCGAGAAACGGATTCGACATCGAGCCGATTCGAAACGCGGCCCAAGTGCCTGTCGTGTCTCCTTCCGCTTCAAGGAAGAGGCGATGGAAGTCGCCTGTACCTTTTGGAGTTCCCGCGAATATCGCGCTTCCCTTTCGATCGGCGAGAGTCGGTCGAATCGCCGCTCGCCAGATGTCGAGAAGGCCGACGACGAAGCCTGCCTCGTCGATTGCAACTCGATCATAGAAACGGCCTCGGCCTGCGTCCGCGTCTTCGAGCGTCCAAAAGTCGATCGTGCCTCCGGTCGAGAGTTCGATGCGCTTCTCGACGCGATCATGCTTCGAGATGAGCGGAAGGAGAGCGCGTTCAAGATCGCGAACTGGCTCGGCAAGGTACTTGTACGAAGGCGCGAACCACGCCGTCCGCCTGCCTCGGATCGCGTCGTTGAGAATGACGAACTCTTCGAACTTTGTCTTTCCCCAACGTCGACCGATTTCAAGCACGTTGAATCGTCGAAGTCGACGGAAGACGTCGAGTTGCGAAGCATGGAGAACGGATTCAGGGGTTGGAACGCGAATCTTCACGCGCTATCCGCGAGCCGAGGCTTCGGAGCCTCGAACGGCTCGATCGTGACGACCTCTTCGCGCCTCGTCTCGTCGATCTTCTCGCGCTGTCCGAGATGCTGCTTGCCGAGCCAAATCAGCATCGCGACGTTGCCTTCCTTCGCCTTCTCGTATTGCCAACGGCGAAGGCTCATCCGCATCTCGTCATAGCCTGCGTTTATTTCCTTGCGGCATCGGCGACGAATCGTCGGCTCTGCAACTCCGCAGATCGTCGCGATCTCGGCATGAGTGCATCCGATTCGCGCGAGCGATTGGACGAGACGGAAGTCGATATCGGCGCGAGGTCTACCGAGTGGCATCCGCGCCTCCATCGAGTTCGATAAGAGAAGAAAGCGTCGAGGTCGGATTTGCACCGCCCCTTACAGACTGGAGGTCTGTCGTGCCGCTTGCAGCACTTTCGACGCGCTTTGGATAAGGCCTCGCGAGCGACATGATTCTACCGCGCATCTCATCATCTAGCGGCATGAGGTAGCGGTGCTTTCCTGGAAGCATAATCCTCTGGCATTCATCTGGCCTCAAGACCGATCGGTACTTCCCAAAAACTTTCTTTCGACCAGAAGTGGAAATCATCCTCGAATGCCAAAGTTTTCCATTGGCATCGCGATACATGGACGAAGGAGCACTTTGTCCCGCATAAATCCACCCACCTGCTTGATACACGCCTCCATGATGTCCCTTCGATGGATCAGCAAAAGAGACTATCAACCGAAGACCAGAGCACTTTTTTCGCAATAGGATGATCGACAAACGAACTATTCGAGATACGGGGGTCTTGTGCTTCGATAATGCGATTCGCACAAGTTCGCATCCTTCTACTTGCTGAAGACCATACGGAGAAAGAAGGTGTCCTGTCGCTCCTCGCGCAAACAACACGCAACCGACAAACTCACCATGCTCCCAAACTCCGATATGAACCATCGGAGGCACAGGAAGAGTCTTGCTGTAATGCCACCGCTCGACAGCAAACTTTGCCGCCTGGAACGAGCACCAGTCGAGTTTTAGGTCATGGCGTGAACTCATGGTCGCATTCCGGGCATCGAACCTTTGCCTTCTCGTCGAGCCTGCCCTGCTCGTCCTCCGATGCCGGGGAGAAGTCAGGCACGGCAAGAGCCGCGATTTCCTCATCGTTGAAGCCCGTAGCCTTTGCCAGTTCCTCATCTTCGATCTGAAGTGCCGCGAGCGTCTGCGAAAGAACGTCTTCGTCCCACTCCGCGAGTTCACTCGAGCGATTGTCCGCGATCGCGTAGGCCGTCGCTTCGCTTCCCGAGAGAGGAGATCTAACGATTGCGATCTCCTTCCATCCGAGAGCCTTTGCAGCGGCGAGCGTTCCGTTTCCTGCGCGGACGACTCCGTTCGCGTCGACGACGATCGGCTTCTGCTGTCCGAATCGCTGAAGGCTTGACTTGATCGCGGCGAGATTCTTCTCTCCGTGCTTGCGAGCATTCGCCGGATCAAAGACGAGCGTCTCGATCTTCACGAGTTCTGTCTTCATGCTTCCTCCGCATTCAATCGATCTATGATCTCAAGCAGGCGGATCTCCTGCTCGCGGCGCACGTCTGCCGCGATTTCGCTCGCGCGATGCACGTCGACGAGTGAAGGATGAACCCACCAGTCCTCAACGGGAACGAGTAGATATCCGCTCTCGTTCTTCGCGATCATTCGAACGTTCTCCGCGACGCGACGATACCCGTAGCCTTGCAAGATGCCTTCGATCGCGAACTTGATCGATTGCTTTCCGCGATAGAGATCATGCTCGACGGTCGCGACGGCGAAAGTCATCTCATCGAGCGGAAGGCCGTAGAGCGCGGCAAGCGTCGACTCTGGCGGTTCAAGATCGAGGGAGAGATAGTCGAGCGTTCCTTCGTTCGCATCCGCGAGCGTAAGGATGTCGGCCATCAGTTTCGGATCGAGCGCGTTTCCGTAGAAGAGATTCCGAGGATCGCGCTCGGCCTTGAGTTGCTCGACCGTCTCGATGTCGGCAAGGATGCCGCGCCATCCGGCGAACTTTTCAAGCGCAAACGTGTTCGAGTAGTTCTGCGGATGTCCTGCGCCAA